GACGGCGACGGACGGCGTCGCGTTGTGCCTGGATTGCGGCCAGCGCTTGGTGCTGGCACCGCTGGCGTAGGCGGCGTCCTGGTCGGCCTGGTTGCGGTGGCCTGCGAGAATGGTGATGTCGCGGTGTTGCACCACGCGCTGACAGACTTCCTGAAGCAGCGGGTGGCAGGTGTCGAGTTTGGCGCGGGACGCCTTTCCAAATGAGGGCATGGGGCCTCCTAGTAGGTGATGAGGTCAAAAAGGAAGTCCGGCTCCAAACCGAAGTCTTCGAGCAGGATTTCTTCGGGGTCTTCGCCGGCCAGGACGCGCTGTTTGGCATCGTCCACCAGCTCTTCGGCCTCGGCCTGGCTGATGCCGTCGCGCTGCATCAGGATGGGGACGATGCGGCAGTTGTCACTCATCGTCATCCTCCGGGTCGCCGTCCAGCTCATTGCCAAGTACGTCGAAGGTCGCCTCATCGTCTGGCGTGGCCGTGATTTTCTCGAAGGCGTGCCGAATGGCGGCGGGGACGCCGATCAGCGCGGCGTGCTCGATGGCGAACTTATCGACTTCACCGGCCCGACGCGCGGAGCCGAGTTCAGCGAAAGTGCCAGCCTTCCACTTAACAGCGTTGAGCAGCTGGTCCAGTTCTTCGGCGGTATGTTCGGCCAGGAAGGCGGCATCGATGCGGTAGTCCTCGATGCTCAGCTTGAGGCGGGTGAATAGTGCGAGGAGGTCATCATCGTCGAACGTGCGCATGGCGAATGCGCCAAACTCGCTGATGGCGCCATCGTCGGCGTCCATGAACTGTTCCAGCGACGTGAGGCGCAGGCGGAACAGCTCATCATCAAAGCCGTCTTCACCCTCAATGTCGCTGTAACCGGTGATGATGCTCTCACCCTTGTCGCTGGTACGGACGCTCGGGAACTGAGCCGCGCACCAGGCCAGCAGACGCATGGCGCGCGCCGGTGTGAGCGCGGAGGTTATTTCCTGCTGCATGAATTGACGCAGCAGGCGTTTGGCACGTTTGGCCTCATCCTCTTTGGCGATATAGCAACTCACCAGGAAGCAGCAGTCGTCGTCAGCATCCGGCTGGAATTCTCCGGCCTCTTCTAGCTCAAGCGCTTCATCGGTGATTGCAATATGACGGTGCTGGCAGGTTGCACAGGCGCGGATATCGAAACCGGCCTGGCTGAGTTGACGGTAGTCGCGATGGAAGCGCAGTTCCTGTTGCTCGACGTGGACGCGGTTGCCGTCATTGATCACCACCTCGCGCACGCCGCTGCTGCCACCATTGCCGCTGCTGCTGCGTTCTTCCTGCCCATCCTTCTCTGCCTGTTTGCGCTCGGCCTCGGCCTGCAACACCGCGTGACACGCCTCATCGAGACAAAATGTGCCCTCGCCTCCAGTTTCCAGGGTGAGCTTGCGCATCTTCTGGCAGCCAGTCTTGACGCAGGTCTCGCGATAGTCGAAGTCGGTTTGATCACCGGTCAGGTTCTTGTGGGTGCACCCGAAGGCCCAGAAGATTTCCTGCTGGAGCTGGACGGTAGTGGGGTGCCAGTTGTCGATGGTGAACTTCTTCTCGATGCCGGCCAGTACCTTCTCGCTGGCCATTGCTGGGATGATGTACTTGCCATGCGCCGCGGTGATGGCGTTGTTGCGGATCAGCGTCTGCGCCCACTCGGGCAAGTCCAGCAGGCGCACGATGTTGCTGATGTAGCTGCGTCCGTACTGGCCGACGCCATTGTCCTTGAGGGTCTTTTCGATCTCAGTGTATTTGAGACCGTGCACCTTGTGCATGGTGATGAAGGACTGCGCCCATTCGATGGGATTGAGGCCACGGCGCTGCAAAGTCTTGAGCTGGATCATCAGCAGGCCCAGGCCTTCTTCCTCGCGCAGGATGGCGGGTATGGCCTTCTTCTTGGCAACCTTGCTGGCGCGGTAGCGGTTCTCGCCGTCGACCAGCAGGAAGCGGCCCGGCTGTTCGGGATTGCTGCGGACGATGACCGGCTGGATAACGCCGCTGGCCTTGATGCTGGGCACCAGCTCGTTGTTGATGTAGTCCTCATCGAAGTCCTTGCGCGGCTGGTTCGGGTCCGGGTCGATGAGGCTCAGAGGCACGTCGGCGAGTTCGCCGGGCTTGAGGGTGTAGGCTTTGTCCATGGGTGGCTCCTTGTGTCGGTTGGTGGTCAGCGGTGAATGGTTCCGGTATGCGCCAGCATCGCCCGATAGGAGAGGATGGACTCGGTGCGATCCCGCTCGCCGCGTTCGTGTTGGCGTAGGCGTTTCAGATAACGGCTCCGGATGCGATGCCCGGCAGATATGTGGTTCGGCCACACCACGTAGCCGAGAAATGGAATGCCTGCGTCAGTCGGCGCAATGCGGATCTTCTTGGGGTGGGCCACCAGGCCATCTGCGGCCAGTTTATCAACGAAGCGCGCGCAGATTTCGCGCAGGTCATCTTGGTTCTCACCCAGTACCACGATGTCGTCGACGTAGCGCACGTAATAGGGAAGGCGCAGCGTTTCCTTGGCCCAGTGGTCAAAGTCGCTCAGGAAGATGTTTGCAAACAACTGGCTGGATAGGTTGCCGATCGGCATGCCCTTGGCCTCGGTCTGTCGATAAAGGCCGTCGGCCGGGAACAGGTGGTCGTAGCGCCCGTCGGTACGGTAGGAATCGATCAGGGCCGCGATGAGCATCCGCAGCTCATGGTCGCCGATGTAGCGCAGTGCCCGTTCCTTCAGCAGGGCGTGGTTTACCGAGTAGAAGTATTTGGAGATATCGAGCTGGAGCACCCAGCGCGTGCCCTGGGCGCGGCAGAACTTGGCCACGCGCTTCACCGCGGCATGTGCGCCCCGGCCTGGAAGGTTGCCGTAGGTGTCGTGGATGAACCGTGGCTGCCAGATGGGCAGCAAGTGGTCGTAGATCATCCAGTGCACGATGCGGTCCTTCATCGGGGCGTCCACCACGTCGCGGAACTTCTTGTCGCGGACGGTGAAGGCGCGGTAAGGGCCGAAGGCGTAGGTGCGGCCGCGCAGGCGCTCCTGGATGAGGCCGATGTAGCGCAACGGATCTTCGTCAAATCGCTGCACTCGCAGGCAGCGTGTTTTGCTCTTGCGCGCCTTGTTCCAGCAGCCGATCAGGTTGTCGAAGCTGGTCAGGCGCGAGAAGTCCGATAGGCTGTTTCTCCGGCCGACTTCCACGGCGGCGCCCGCAGGCCCCGCCGCGGTTACCGGTTTGGCCGCGGGCCGTGCTTTCGGGTGTTTCCCAGGAAACTCTCGACCAAGAAGTGACCTTCCGTGGGCATGCCCGGCGTCTAGGTGTTTTGTCCTTGGGTCAGCGGAAGCCGACGTTGTCGTTCTCGTTGCCGGGCTCGTCGTTGTTGAGGCAGAAGACGCCGGCATTGGACTCCGAGTTCCAGTTGCCGCCCCGCAGGAGCGCATTGCCAGACCTTCCAGAGGGTTCCCTACGTTGCTCATTGGCGCGGCCTCTGGGCGTTCAGCAGCCCGCCCACCAGCTTGCCAAGCTCAACGGCTAAGCCCGCTCGATGCTCAAGGTTGGTCTTGAGCTTGAACGGGCTTAGCCGCGGCGCCTGGGTGAGGTAGTGCTTCAATAGGTCGATGTCGGCAGAAAGGGCACGTAACACCGCCGCCTTGTTGTCTTCCATGCCGTAGGCGAAAACGGCACGCATGGTGCGCGCCATACAAACCCGCAGGTTCTCGCCATAGGTCGCCCGCAGGTCACGCGGCATCTTTACGATGTCCAGCAGCAGCTGGTAGTCCAGTTCCTGCGCGGTGGATTTCAAGTGGAAGCCGGACGAATCAGGGTTCGTGAGCATCTGTTTGGCGGCGGCCTTGTTCAGCTCGTTACGCTGGCGCAGGTCATTCACTACCTGGCTCAGCAGGTCATCGGTTACCGCGCTCAGCAGGGGGGCGTTGGAGTCGATCGCTCCGGAGACATAAACGGTATGCCCCGCGGCCTGGGCGCCTAGGGCGACGACGTAGGGGATACCGAAATCGGCAACCATGGGCCACAGACGACGCTTGAAGTTGCCCGCAGGAAAGCCCACGCGCAGGTGCGGAGCGCTCGTGGTGCCGACAAGCTTCAACTTGTAGTGCTTGAGCGTGTGGAGGACGTAGGCCGTCCGGCCGTAGCCATGCAGGAACGTGCCTGCCTGCACCAAGATCAGGTGACCAGGGTGCTGCGCTTCCAGCTTCTGCGCGATTTCGGCCACCGGATCGGCCTGACCAAGACCGACCTCGACGCCCTTGAACGCGCGGATGGCGTGCTGTGTCCGTTCTTCCGTTGTTGGGTGTTGCGTGCTCATGCGTTCCTGCCTCGCCCTGCCCGGCCGCCGCTATCGCAGCAGCCAGGCACTAGTGACCTGTGACCAGAGACCTACTTGGTGCAGCGGAAGCCGACGGAGTCGTCCTCGTAGCCGGGCCCGACGTAGTTGAGGCAGAAGACGCCGGCATCGGACTCCGAGTACCAGCTGCCGCCCCGCAGGAGCGCACGGCCAGACCAATTGGCGCCGGCGTCAGGGCGCCACCCCATGCCACGAGTTTCCTTCGCGTAGGGAGCGGAAATCGACGGCGAGTCGCTGGTGAAAGCACGTGCAACGATGCCGTTCTCGTCGCCCTGCACATCGTCGAATACCCAGGAGTAGACGTTGCCGGCGAAGTCGTAGATGCGCTCGCCATTGGATAGCTGGTGCCAGCGGCGTTCAGACTCGTTCGGCTCATATGTCGCGGGCTGGGCTTCGTTCACGGTGCCTCGATGCAGGCCCTGGTAGATGGTGCCGTGACCCACCCTGCCGCCCGTCCAGTTGATGTCTTGGGCAGCGATGTCGTGGGCGATGGCGAGTGCCTGCGTTTCGGTGATGAGGTGGAAGCCGGCGTCCTCGCAGGCCTTGCGCGCGTCGTGGTAGTTGATGCGCGCCCACGGCGCGCGGGCTGCCGTCACCTCCGCCAGGCCGTCTGCTCCTTCGCTGCACGCGTACTTTCCGACCTGGAAGGACGGGACGATGGTGCCGTTCGGCAGCGTGACCAGCGGGACGGTGATGAAGCTGCTTTCCGGCGCAGCGCCAACGGTTTCGTTGTCGCCGGCGATAGAGTTCTGTGCGCGGAAAGTGAAGTGGGTGGCGAGAAAACCGGACAGCTCGGCGTAGGACTGGAATACGTGTGCGCCACTGCCGCGCAATGCTTCGTTGACGATGAAGCCATTCGCTGCCTGCGAGATAAGAATTGGTTTTGATTGTTTCATGTTTGCTCCTGCGTTTTGTTCTGCCCGGCCGCCGCTATCGCAGCAGCCAGGCGCCAGTGACCTGTGGCCAGAGACCTACTTGGTGCAGCGGAAGCCGACGTTGTCGTACTCGTTGCCGGGCTCGTCGTTGTAGAGGCAGAAGACGCCGGCATAGGACTCCGAGTGCCAGCTGCCGCCCCGCAGGAGCGCATAGCCAGACCAGTTATCTCCGGCATCCGGATACCAGCCGGCGCCCCGCGTGCGCTTGGAGAAAGGTGCAGTGATGGACGGCGAGCTGCTGGTGAAAGCGCGTGCAACGATGCCGTTCTCGTCGCCCTGCACATCGTCGAATACCCAGGAGTAGACGTTGCCGGCGAAGTCGTAGATGCGCTCGCCGTTGGAGAGCTGATGCCAGCGGCGTTCCTCGGGGTCGTCCGATTCGTAGGTCCCGGCCTGCGCTTCGGCGACGTGGAATTTGTGCAGGCCCGGGTAGATTTTTCCTTCACCGACCTTGCCGCCGGTCCAGTTGATGTCCTGGGCGGCGATGTCGTGGGCGACGGCGAGTGCCTGCGTTTCGGTGATGAGGTGGAAGCCGGCAGCCTCGCAGACCGCGCGCGCGTCGCGGTAGTTGATTTCGACCCAGGGAACGTTGTCGGCGGTAATGGCCAGCTGGCCATTGCCATCGCGAGAGGCGGCGTACTGCCCGACCTGGAAGAGCGGGACGATGACACCGTTCGGCAGCGTGACCTGCGGGACGGTGATGAGGGCGTGTTGTGACATGGGCTGCTCCTTTTGATTGAGGCGGCGTGTGCCGCCGGTTAGGTGGTGATGACGTCGGCCGGGATGAGCGGGCGCGCGCGAGGGGGAATGTCGTCGAGCGGCAATTCAACCCGTGCGGCGAACTTAGTGATGCACTGCTTGAAGAAGGGGTCACCGAGGGCGTCGGCATAGTTGGGCGCGTCGGTTTTGATGATGCGCCAGACGTCATTCCAGACCGTCGGATGACGCTCGCGTAGTGCCGAGGTGTCGACGTATTGCATCAGCGGCGATCCTCCGTGGTGGAGGGATGCGCGGCTTCTTCGCCGATGGCGTTGTCATCCGGGATGTCGTCCGGCCAAAGGCCTTCACTCAGCAGCCAGGACAACGCCGCGCCGGCAATGGCCCCGATGAGCAGGTACACCACACCGAGGATCAGGCACACGGCGGCGGCACCAGCGCGTTGACGGCGATGTCGAACGCCTCGTCGTAGCTCCTGCCGGCTACCAGCGCGGCCTGGCCGGCGCGGATGGCGCGGCTGACCTGGTGGACTGTGCAGGGCAGGGCGTGCCCGCTGGTCAGCAGGGCGTGAGAGAGGCGGTCCAACTTTTCCCGCGCCAGGCGCTCCAGCTCGCGCCGCCAGTTGTGCAGGCGGCGGATGTTCGTCAGCGCCTCGAAGGCGCGGCGGTCGGCTTCGGTGGACGTGCGCGGATTGGTGTTCATGCGACGGCTCCTTCTCGGGTTGCGGATTCGACGGCGGCGCGCAGAATCCCGGTGCAGTGGGTGTAGGTGTCGGTGATGCAGGCGGCGCGGCCGTGGGCCTGCTGGATGTAGCGCTGGTAGGTGTCGGTGAGCTGGTGCGGGTACTCGGGCTCATGGAATGACTGGCATATCTCGCAGCGCGGTTTGTAGCGGCTGATGAGCTCGGCAGCGCTGACGCAGCCCGCCTCGTCGGCGAACACGGCGCCGGCCTGCCAGGTAGCCATGATGGTCACCACCTCGCCGTCCGGGCCGAGGTACACGGAGCCGATTTCCGGGCGTTGGCGCCAGGCGCCGCTGTGGTGGACGGAGACGGTCATTGCCTGGGCTCCGCGGGCACTTCGACGGCAGGGCGGAAGGTGAACGGCTTCGTGCCGCCCTGCCGGGCCTCGCGGGCGTGCTGGGCGCACAAGGTGAAAACCCGCGCGCCATCCGTATACAGGACGCGGACGCGCTCGGAGCCGTGGCAGCGGCAGCGAGTGTCGGCGCGGGTGCGTGCTTGGCATTGATGCTCCATGATCACCACCCCCGGAAGTTGGCCAGCAGGCAGGCGAG